TTCATGCTCAATGAGGATGGAACTAAGTTTGTTTATGAAGATTCTCAATATGGTGAATTCATAAAGGGGGAGACTGTTACTGGTCAAACCTCTGGAGCTGTTGTATTTACTGTATCAATTTCTATAACTTGTTGTCTTACAGGAATAATATCATTGGAGTCTGGTTTAACGGTAACATTTATTGTATTATTAGTATTGGTTGTAGATGTTATATTAAATGAGGTTAAAACTATTTCTCCTGTAGTGTAATTAATAGTTCCAGCTGTTGCATTGGTAATGGTCTTGGTAGTACCACCCAAAAGATAAAAGGTTCTAACATTTCCATTACCATCATCATCGATAAACTGTTCATTGGTATTTCCAGACAAATAGAATCCAGTAGATTCTACAACCGTCTGTGCCCAATTTAAAGCTGGATGATAGGCAGCATTATTATAACTAATAGTATATTTGGTTACAGCATTAAGTGTTGGAGTTACTATTCTTTTTAATTTCATAGTTGCAGTACTGGACAAAATAGAATTATCAGTATTGTCAATATCATTTAAAAGATTAGAATGTCTGAATACACTATCGAACTTTTGAAGATTGTTTGTATTAAATGAACTTACAGTTATTTCAACCAAAGCCTTAATATCTGTTTTAGTTTTTTCTGTCAAGGTAGAATTATATTTTGCGGTTACTCCTAAAACCAAATACAAGATTTCAGGATCTACTATTACTGGTGCTATCGATGCAACATTATAATTTTTTAAACTAGCTATAATTGTATTTTTAGTTGTAGTTGTTAAAGTAGTTCCAGTATTAGGATTGATAGCAATATATACCCTTCCATAAATTGGTGGATCATTATCTTCACCACCCCAACATTGTATAGACTTGATATTGGAATATACTGAGGGCACAATTGCTTTGTAATCATCTGGTGTCACAGCTCGCCCCTGTGCTGCATATTTTAATGGGGCATTAAATTTAATAGAGTCTACTGATTCTGCATCAGTTCCACCAGAAGCACTAGCTGTTGATAATGCAGAAACATTAGAATATCCACCTACAGTTGATGCTGGAGTAAATGCACTTGCACCATCAGCCGAACTTCCATTAGTAACTACATATTTTAAAATAATAATATTTCCATCACTAGGTTTCTTACCAGCAATACCATCTCCAAAATATACTTCAAATCTTCCATCTTCTATTTCTTGTAAAAAGTATTTTAGAGTTGTTGATGTTAGTGTTGTATAATCTGTATTAAGAGTATAAGTTTCTGTAGTAAGATCAGATCCAGATGTTTGTACTGATACTACTAAAGTACTGGTATCTACTTCTGAAGAAGGAATTACAAATTGTTGTTCTAGATTTGAAGAATCTACTGTATATTGATAAGAAATTCTTGTTCCTTCATAAATTCTAACTTCACTAAAAACAAAAATTCCAGTATCCGATGTTGCAGTATGATCTCCAATAGTTACAAATTGATAACTAACATCATTTACTGATGTAGTAAAAATAGTTCCTGCACTCATGACTAAAGTTTTCTGTGTAGTTGGTACACTTGTAACCGTAACATCAACATATGTATTTGATGATTTCATTGATGAAGGTAAGTATCCTAAAGATTTTGCATGAGAAACAGCACTCGCTCTAGTCAATGCAGTATCTATGAACATTTCATTCGCAAGCATATTTGCATGGAATGCTAAATAGTGTGTATTGTATGCCAATAAGTCCATGAGAACCGACATACCAGACCCCTCAAAATTATAATCTGTAAATTGTGATTGTTGTGAGAGAAATGATTTGAAATTAGCCTTGACTGTATCAAAATCTAAATCTGTAATTTCTAATTTTCCCTTTGCGTTTGTAGCCATATTATCTTACCGCTTCTAATATTGTTTGAAATTCTATAAGTTCTGCTGGTAAATTTTCAACATAAAAATAAATCCTGACATCATAAGTATTTGTATCTGGTACAGGATAACATTCTACGGTTTCCACTCTAGCTCTTGGTTCAAAATTACCAATCATTTCTTCTATTGTTCTAGCTAATTGATTTCCAGTTATTGGCCCAAAGTTTTCAAAAAGTAATGCTGTAACATTGGAACCAATCTCTGGATGGAATGGTCTGTCGTAGTGATTGGTCAATAGTAAATTACGAACAGATCTTTTAACAGCATTAACATCAGTAACCATAGCTACATCTCCTGTAACTGGATTTGCAGTAAAGTTCAAGTTCAAGTCTTTATAGACTCTACTTGACCTTTTCTCATTCTGTCTTGATGCATCCCATGGCATTATGGTGTTACTCCGTTATTGTTTAATGCAGCTGATTCCTTGTGTTCTGGATCATCCTTGTCTTTGAACCAATAATCGGCCGTCTTTGTTAAAACAGCAACATAAGTTCCTATCAAAATATTTACGATGTCCCTATACGATTCTCCAACTTCTTGAAAGAATAGTAAATACAATAGTACAAAGAATGCTCCAAATACTACTAGACTTAATGCAAATCTAGCCCAAAAGTTTAGTTTTTTGCGGTTTTCAATCGCTTTGGATTGATCGCCTGTTGTTTCGTTTGTCATATCACCTCAATGAAAATTTTATTATGCATTTGCTCCAGCACCTACTGTCATTGCACCACCCACTATCTTGCAACCGCAATCTAATGAGTCTCCAATTCTTGCGACTTTTCTAAATACACCATCATCACATTTTACAAATGATGTTGGTGATCCTTCAATAACCGTTCCGATTATAGGTGTAGATGGAGATGGTGAACCATGAGATGCACACTTTGCATCTACTGTCAACATAGGTTTACCCTCAATTTGTGCTAATTGACACAAAGATGAGCCTGGTAAAAATATTGAAGGTGCAAATGAACCATGTCCAGTTGTTAAATCACCCTCTCTTGCCATTGATCCTGCCATTATGTTTGCCACTCCGATAGTTCTGGAACTTTTGTTAGGGCACTATATGCATCTCTATATGCTGTAATGTATCTTTCCCTATCATTGTCATAATTATTTATAACACCTATCTTAAACACAAGTGGAACTGGCGAACCACTCCAAGGCACAGGTGAACCACCAACAGTTACAAAATTTTCTAAATAAAACGACAAAGTAAATGTAATATAAAATATTCCTGGCCCTCCAACTTGCGTATTTCCATAACCAGAACTTCTTGCTCTTCCAAAATCTGAACCATCAAAGTTAGGTGGTTTATCTGTAGGTGTCCAAGGCACTACCCAATCATCCAATTCTGTTACCGGCCCTGTTATTGTAGCCGTGGTTGTTGCAGTACCAACTCCAGCAACTGGAACATCTATAGCAGAACCAACTATAAGTTTTACATCTGGAAAAATTGTATATGTTCCTGCACCAGTATTATTAGCTGCAGCCCCAATACCAGATAATGTTTCACTCTTCTGTGAATATGGAACAGTCCATGAAGAAGGTATCGATATATTAGTAAGAGATATAACTGGTGTTGCTCCAGTTTCTAAACCATCATATGGAGGAGGCACAGGTGATGGTGTATTAGGTGGTACACTATATGTGTCAATACATTGAATCGTTTCGGACATGGTAAAGGTACTACTTGTTGCAGTCCCTATATTTTCTAAACCACCAGCAGTCCTTGCACCAGCATTAGTGAAGGTTGTTGCTGCAGCTGGTACAGTTGTCATAACGTGTGCTGTTTGTAATCTTGCAGGCATTAGTTAAAACTGATTGATGAACCACCTACGACCATTGCAGCTGAGGCCTTGATGGAACCAAGAGCTCCGATAGTAGTGGTAAGGTTAATTTTATAATCTTGTATGACATCCTTAGTTACTTCTACTGTTTCGGTTCCTGTTATGGTAGTCAATCGATTTCCATCCACTTTCTCTGTAAGATTCTTTCCTGCATATATGTCAATATTACCACCAGCAGAAACCGAATAATTTCCCTTAACATAAACATCCATATTTCCTGCAACAATATTGGTAACATTTCCTACCGTCTTGATAATCATATTACCTGAACTGTCAATCTCAATGAAAGTTCCTTTCTTGTGAAATAGGTGTATCCGTTCATTACCAGCTGTATCATCGAATTCAACATAGTGTCCTGACTCCGTTTCAAAAACATGATTGGTAGGATACTTGGCACTTTCTTGAGTTGTAGCTGGTTGCTCTGCATCACCAGAAGCTGTTGACCATGATTCAGGAGCATCCTTAACGGATCTTGATGGATGTGTATCAGTAGATTCTTGTGCAAGTAAGTTCGTATCTGCTTTATCAATATAGAGAGCAGTAGGATATTTGGAATTAGGATCTTTAAATCCACCAGTTGTAGCTGCTGGAGGGGCACTTGTAGAAACACCAGAAAACCCACCAACTTTACTAGATGCAGCAAGAGTGAAGTTAGTTGTTTCAGAAGAATTATAGCCAGGTAAGGCTCCCATGATTACAGGTTCTTGTTTTGCTGGATCACGAAAGAACCCGACAACCCATGTACCCTCAATGAGAAAATGTGGTGAGACTCCTATGCCAGAATTGGCACCAGCAGTAACAGGCATCATTACCGATGACCAAGGCAGGTCAGCAGTAGGAATCTTTTGTGTATCCGCTGAATGATACCCCATACAACGTACCCTGACTCTTCCTGCTTTTTCTGGATCTGCTCTATCTTCAACGACTCCAATAAACCAGCTGAAACCATCTTGTCCCATAAAATAGTTATTCATCTTGCTCTCTTTGTTTTAAAGATTTTTCCATATAGATATTTATATGAATACTAAGATTTTTTCTCAGGTGTTTACTTGGATTTTTTTCCCATTTACCCAGAGTAGCCCCAGAGAATTTTTAAGAAAGGGATCCCTTGTCAACGCTTACGCTGAGGTTTTGGGGGTGGGGGTGTGGCTCCTGAAACTATCTGAGTAGTATAGACAGTCCATTTCTGGCCATCATGGTAGGTGAAGTATGGTTTGCAGACTTCCTTGAGGTGATATTTTTTGCGGAAGTTATGGTAGATGAGTGAGTGGCTCACGCAGCAGGTTGCTGGCGATAATAGGAATGCCGTTTGCGGCCCTTAGAGTTTCCGAGCCATCGGTAGTAGGTGCAGAGTGTGCATCTAACTTTTCTTTTTCTCCAGCCCTTGTTCTTTCGTTTTCCTACTTTGGATTTCTTCATAGACACTAGATACAGAAAAAGGGGTTGCTTCTGTTTCCAAGTGCAACCCCTAAAACTCAGTCATGGTTATGCTGCAAGTGCAACATATCCGACAGGTGTGTAATCGCTGTTATTTGCGTTTACTTTATTTGAACCTCAGTAGAACCCTCAATCAATT